CGCCTGTGGTGAAGGTCCGCTGATGGCCGCCCTCGTGACGCTGGCCGTCGCCAAGGGCCACCTGCATGTGACGGTCGTCGACGCCGTCGCCGACGCGGACCTCACGCTCAAGATCGACCAGGCGAGCGCGATCGTGATCACGTATCTCAAGGCGCAGGCGGATGACACCTGGACCGCCGCCACCGTGCCGCCGCAGGTGCAGGCGGCGGTGTTGACCCTCGTCGGGCAGCTCGTCGCGTCACGGGGGGATGGCGACGTCCCCGACGACAGTCAATGGCAGCGGTATCTGGCGATGCTGCGGGATCCGGCGCTGGCATGACGCCCATGACCGGCACCGGCAAACTTCGCGAACGCCTCACGATCCAGGAGAACCTCCCGGACGTGCTGAGCGTGACGACGCTCACCCGGGTCACGACGACCGCGACGGCGACGACGGCCGCCCCGCACGGCTACGTGTCGGGCGACTTCGCCACGATCGCGGGCGCGACCGTCGCGGGCTTCAACGGGAACAAGCAGGTGACCGTCACCGGCCCGACCACCTTCACATATCAAGTGCTCAGCTCGCTCGTGACGCCGGCCGCCGGCACGATCACCGCGACGTACTTCTCGTCGGCCGGTGGCGGCCACGTGATCGGCTGGGCCACCTTGGCCGACATCTGGGCCGAGCTCCTCCCGGTGCGCGCGATGGAACGGATCCAGGCGCAGGCGCTGCAGGCCGAGCTCGACTACCGCTTCCGCATTCACACACGCGGCGATCTGACGCACGAGATGCGTGCGCTGTGGACGCCGCAGTGGCCGCCGGGCTCGCCGCTGCACACGCTCGAGATTCACGGCATCACGCCCGACGGCGACGGCCGGCAGTACCTGCTGCTCGAGTGCGGGGAGATCGCCGCATGACCTACGTGCTGCCGCTGACCGCGCTCGGCGACGCCGTGTATGCGCTCTTCGTGACGGACGAGACCCTGACCGGCCTGACGCCGGGCGGGATCGTGTCGGATGTCGCGCCCGGCGATCACGCGTACCCAATGCTCTGGTTCGAGCTCCTGCACGGCACGAACTACGGCGGGCTGGGCACGCGGCCGGGGCGAGGCTCGGTGCCGGGGATCAATCTCCGACTCCACGTCTTCCAGTCCGACTACGGGACGATGCGCGACGCGCAGATCGTCATGGCGCGCGCGATCGAGCTGCTGTTCACGACGCCGCTCGTGGTCGAGGGCTACACGGTCTGCAGCGGGATCCCGCTGCCGGAGATCAATACGATTCCGCTCCCCGACGAGCTGCTCGCCGGCGTCGTCGTGAAGGAGCTGGTCACGTCGATCGACCTGATTCTCGAGGAGGCCGCGTGACGGACGACACGCCGAAGCCCGCGATTCTCGATCCGTCCGGGAAGCCGGCGCGCCAGGCGATCGATAGGAATTGTCCGCGCTGCGGCGCCGGGCCGGAGCTGCGTGTCGCGTCGGGCGGCTTCGGCACGCCGTGGCCGGTGTGCTCACGCTGCGGGCACGAGTGGACCGACGAAGTCTTCAAGGAGCCCGAGCATGGCTAAAGCGTCCTCCGCGAATTTTGCCGTGCTCACTGTCGACGGCTACAACCTCCTGTCGGCGAAGGTGCAGGGCTTCGCACACGAGATCGAAGTCGAGCTCGAGCAAACCGACGGCCTCGGCGACACCTGGCGTGAGCACACGCCGACAGGAATGCGGAAGGCCACGCTCGAGCAGACGGGCGCGTTTTTCGATACGACAGCGGCCGGCATTCATGACGCGATGAAGGATATGCCGGCCACCGAGCGCTTGGTAGCGTGGGCGGTGCTCGGCAACACGATCGGATCGATCTTCTCGGCCGTGAAGGGCGCGTTCACCTCGAGCTACGCCGTGCTCTCGTCGGTCGGCAAGCTCACCAAGGCCAACGTGAAGTATGCCGTCACGGGGCAGCTCGACGAGGGCGTGATTCTCCAGGCGCACCAGCAACAGACGATCGACTGGACGAACGCCGGTGTCGACAACGGCGCGAGCTCGGCCAACGGCGGCGTCGGCTATCTGCAGGTGTCGCAGCTTGCGGGGCTCACCGGCTTCGTCGGGAAGATCCGGCACTCGACCGACAACGTGTCGTACTTCGACCTGGTGACCTTCGTGAACGTGACCGCGGCGCCGGCCGCACAACGCATCGTCGTCGCCGGCGCGGTCAATCGGTGGCTCAGGTTCGAGGGCGATGTCACCGGCGCCGGGACGATCACCCCCTTCGCCGGCTTCACTCGCAACGCGTAGTCGCCGGCTTCACTCGCAACGCGTAGTTTTTTTCAGGGAGAACCGTCATGGCCGTCGGCAAACAATCGAGCACCGCAGTCACCGTGAGCCTCACCGACGCGGCCGCCGCGGCGCAGGCGATCGGGGGCTTCATCATGGATCTGGGCGCGGCCGAGATCGAAGTCGAGCAGGAATCGTCCGAGTCGTTCGGCGACAGCTGGCGCGAGTTCACGCCGACGGGGATGCGCAAGTCCGCGCCGATCGCCGTGAAGGGCCACTTCGACACCACGCTCGTGACCGGGCCGCACGTCGTGCTTCGGCCGGGCGACGCGGACGCGCTGCCGGGAGCGACGCCGCGCGTCCTGGTGATCGTCTTCGGCGATTCGAAGACGTTCACCGTCTCGGTGCGGATCCAGAAATATCGCGTCGTGCCGACCAACGGCAAACTCACGCAGTTCGAGGCCACGCTGCAACCGACCGGCGCCGCGGTCTGGTCGTAACCCGCGTGGGCTCACCCTTCGCGCGTCTGATCGTCTCTGACCCTGTGCCGCTGCCGTTCGATGAGGGGCAATGGGTCCAGGTCCGCAAGTTGACCGGGAGAGAAATCGAGGCTGCGGCCGACGCGCACCGCAGCGGGCTGACCAGCGGAAGCGCGCGGGCCTGGCCGGCGATCTTCCGGCGGGCGATCGAAAAAGGCGCGTCCGATCCGGTGGTCCTGAAAGCGCTCGCGGATCCGCTGACCGGCTATGACCGCTTCGCGCTCGTGCGATCAGGGCTCGTCGCGTGGAGTTACCCGCAATCGGTGACGCCGATCGCTGCGAAGGCAGGCAGGCCTGGCGCGGCGGCGGTCGAGGCCTCCGACGCGATCGAGGACCTGGACGACGAAGCTGTGGACTTCATCGCGACGGAGATCCTGCGGCTCACCAAACCGGCGCTGTTCCTCGCGACCGAGGAGGGCGCGGAGGCGGCCCAAAAAAACGACTGACGGCGTTTCACCGGTGCCTGACCGGTGACGGGCCGATACCGATCGAACACTTCTACGGGCGGTTGTCTGAGGAATTTGGCGGCGCGCTCCCGACAGCGATCTTCGCGGAACAGCAGCGCCTGCCCGTGGGATTCCTGGAACAGATCATCGAATACCGCAGCTACGCCGGCGCCGTCACCGCCAACCAGGTCGACCCGAAAGGCTGGAACCGTTCACCGATGCGCACGCTGGCGATGGAAATTGAGCACGCGCTCGCGGCGGAGGAGATCAATGGATAGCCTCGTGGTCGCCGTCGACGATACGGCGCTCCTGGCCGCGCTGCACGCGATCCCGGACGCTGTGCTGGCGCACTTGAAGCCCGAGTCGAAAGTCACAGCCAACAACATCGCGTCCGAAGCACGCCGGCGCGTGCAGCGCCGCACGGGCGCGACCAGCGAGGCGATCACCGTCGAAGAGACCAGGAACGGCGACGGATACGTCGTATTCGTCGGCAAGGCCCGCGGGCATGTCGGGCGGTACTTGGAATGGGGTACCACGTTCGCGCGCGCGCAGCCGTTCCTGTTCGCGTCGGCGCGCCTCGAGGAGAGCGCGATGCTCGGGCGCGCGCGGCTGGCGATCCAGGCGGCGATCGACGGGGAAGGGCTGGGCGAGTAGATGGCCGGCGCCAATCCTGCGCTCATCGTCCGCGTCGCGGCGAACCTCGAGGACCTGAAAAAAGGCCTGGTCGAGAGCAAGCAGCACATCGAGCAGACGACGGGGGCGATGAGCACGTTCGCGACGAAAACCGGCGCCGTCCCAGAGCAGATGCGGCGCTTCACGGCCGCCACCACGGACGCCGGGACAGCGGCCGACCGGTTACAGAACTCCCTGCGCAGCTTTGACGGCGTGCTGGCCTCGATGGGCGTGAATGTCGGTCCTGGCATTCGCGGGCTGACCGAGCTCGGGGAGGCGTCCGGGAAGACTGTCACCCAACTCGGCCTGATTGCGACCGCGGGGCTCGTGGTCGGCGCCGGCATGGCCGGGTGGAAAATCGGCCGCGCCGTCGCGGACTTCTTCGACCTCGACAAGAAGATCGGCGACGCCACCGCCAAGTTGCTCGGCTTCGGGGATGTCGGCGCCGCGGCGGCCGGCGCGAAAGCCGACGTGCTCGCCAAAGCGTCGAAGGCCGCGGGCATCGAAATCAAAGACATGGCGCTGGCGATGGCCATCAACGAGGAGGTCGCCAAGACGTCCGCGGCGGCGCTCGCCGCACGGACCGTGGTGACCCGCACGGCGGCCGAGGTCGAGAAGGCGGCGGCCGACGCCATCCACGCGAGCAATGCCCGGCTGGTGAACGATCTGCAGGCGCAAGTCGACGCGGCCAAACCGTTTCGCGATGCGATGGGTGAGTTGAACTCCGTCGGCGCCGGCTGGAAAGGCACGCTCGACACGATCGACGGGACCGTCGTCGAAGGGATCAAGTTCTACCTGCAAGCCGGGGTGTCGCAGAAAGCGCTTGCCGAAGCGTACGGGTTGACCGACGCGCAGGTGAAGGCGGTCGCCAGTGCGCTGCGCGATGAAGCGGACGCGACCCGCCAGGCGACGGCGGACACGGCACAGCTCACGAAGGCGCAGAGCGACTTCAACGACGAGCTCGAGCGGCAGGCCGCGCTCAAAGCCGCCGAGAAAAAAGAGAAGGACGCGGTGGCCGCGGCCGCGGCGAAAGAAGCCAAGGCCCGGCACGACATGGGCGGCGCCACCCAGTACGACCTGTCGACGGAGGCCGGCCGGTCGAAGGTCCCCGAGGACGTCCGCGGCTGGCTGCATTCGGGCTGGAGCTTCGA